GATAGAATACACCGCGGCGTTCATTACAGGTGTCGTGGTCTGATACACACGGTCGCCCGGGAGGTAACCAGGAATTGTGGAAATCAAATGGGTTTCTGATGCACCGGCTGCAGTCAGATCTAGCGCTGATCCACCTTGCGTAGATGATAGTTTAAATCCAACACTATTAGCGGATACAATATAGTATGCCGTGTTATTAGCAAGCCCACTAATTACAGTATTTCCGGCAGGTGTACGATATATGATTCTTTGGTTATCAACAAGATCGTTAACATAGTTCTTGATATTGTGACCGGATTCATTTCCACCGGCAGTCAATGCAATATTTGCTCCACCAGCAGTAGCTGACAGTGTCACACCGGTGCTATTAGAGTATCCGATGTAATAGAACGAGTTATTTGACAATCCAGAGATTACGGTATTACCTGTATCGGTATAGTAACGAATGTAATCATTGCCGGAGAACGGATTGTTAGTAATTGAGATGAAATTAGCAACCGTGTTACCTACACCGGTACTATTAGCAACGAATGTTACGGTATTCGATGGTGAGTAGATAAACTCAGATGTGCCATTGACTTCATTCTTGGTATCAACAGAGATTGCAATCTCGTCGTACGTATTCGAGTATGCACCCGAATTGACCTTGAGATCGTAATATACCAGGTTGGCCAATGTTTGATTGACACGCTCACCGGTTAAGAATACGCCTGTTGCATTATTGACAGTGATTACAAAGTCGTTACGATCGAATGCAGAGATATATGGTTGATATGCCAGGACGTAAGGATCTGTATTGTATTCAGAACCAGGGTCAACCTGCGATAGTGAACCAATTGTACCGATTTCAAATCGGCCAAATTTTAAGCAAGAGAATATTACATCTGCCAGATCACCGCCTGGGTTAATCGGGAATCCATAAGCTGCTGCACGAATAGGAACAGATGCAAAGGGAACATTTGCCTGAGTCAGTGTTGTATATGCAGTAACGTTTTGCAAATCTGTATTTGTAGTTGGCGTTCCATACTTTATCAGTTTGCTGTTAGCAGATGCGGTTACATTGGCAGTTCCGCCAGTGTTGCCAAAATACTTAACAGGGTCTTTGATCTTGACAACACCAGTAGATGATTCAAATACTGTACCATAGACCTGCTTGTACAGATAGTGACCTTCTTCATTTACTTTGTTATTTGCAAAGGCTGAGAAGTTAGAGGTGTTGATGTAATCTGTCTTACGATAAGGATAAGATAGGATTAGACCGGTTGTATTAGCAAAGCGAACATGGTAGTAGTCACCTGGGATCATCCCAGTCAGCGCAGTGTTGCCGGAATCGACTTCATAGCGAATGTTATCACCAACTGTGAAGAGTGTATTTGCAGTAGGAAGGCTGATGAATCCGGTCGTAGCATTAACAGAAGAGTTGGCATTGAAAGCAATCTTGTTAACAGTCTGATAAACAACTGCTCCAACACCCAGCCCGGTGCTATTAGCAACAGTCAGGATCTTGCGATCACGATCTAGTGTGGTGACATTGTTTGAACCGATTAAGTCTGTACCGATGAAGATGACTTCTGAGTCACCGATGGTTCCCACACCAAACTGTGCACCAGAACCAAAACTAATTCCAGTTACATCTGTTTGGGTATTGCTAGTTGGTGCAACAAGCCTTGCATAAGATGAATTGATATAGTCGCCACCAGAATTAGACGTCGTAGACGTGACAACAATAGCAGAACCAGTATTGCCTTTAGTATAGAATGTGTCTGTTTCTTTGAAGCTGCCCTTGGTAGGAATAAAGGTCAGATTTCCTGTTGATGTTCCACTGTTGTGGTCAACAGTCAACAGAAGTCCTTCAGAGATTACATTACCGCTTGTGTTATATTGGTAGATAGTATTACTGTGTAACAATTCATTATTGTTAGCACTTTGATACTTGATAGTATTGACATATTTTTTGATTTCATATACACCGACTGTTGCTGAAACCGTGTCGACATCGGCTGTAATCGAAGTGTTGCCTGAAACAAAAATTGGATATTGAGGGCCGTAGTTGAATACATTAGCCGTGACGTTTGCAGCTGCATTTGTAGTAAGAACCACGGCCGCAGCATTTGCAATAGATTCTACAGTACCGAGTGCAACATTACCGGTTGCCTGATAAAGAACTGCACCGATTACATTGTTATCAAACGTGGTACCGGATCCGACCACAATATTGTTTGCGGTGTTTGCAGTAATAGTACCAGTACCAGCAACATACGTTGCTACTTCTAGTGCCGTACTATTCTTGAACGCACCGCGCGCGTTGATCAGAACTACGACATTACCTGTTGTCGTTTGAATAATACTGTTGACCGTGCCACGGGCAAATACGGTAGTAGTATTCTTCTGAATAACATTCTGGCCGACTTGAATTGTGCCGCTTTGGTTTGTCAACTGGATAGTATATACTTCAGGTATACCCATCACCTTGCCGCCAATTGTACGGTCTTCAAATGTATTAGCAAAGAACGATTGTAGATTGCCGGCAGTGTAGTATGTCGTATTATTGGCGATTACACCGCTGACATGAGAGATAGTGATCTGGCCGTTGGCATTCGACTGTTCAGTATCCATGACGATAGCAGCGCCGGATAATGTGCCATTAGCAGCATAACGATATACGTAATTGCCGACATCTAGATTTGCAGTTGCCGAAGTGAATGTAACGTTGATAGATGGTTCTACAAGTTGCTCGAATAAACGGAAATATTGATCGCTATCAACATCAGCAGTGATTGTACCAAGGCTCAGAACCTTTTCAGAAATCAGCGATGTAGCATCAAGTGTATATCCCCAGCCACCGTCAACGAATATAAAGTCAACAAGGCCAGTGGCCACAGATACGGATGCAACTCGTGCTAGACCACCAATACCACGTTCTGAATCCTGGAATGATACAGTATCACCTATTGCAAAACCTTGACCCTTGTCGATGATCGTTACACGATTCACAGATCCAATAAGTTGTGCTCTTTTAGACTTGGTATAGTCAGGTACGTTATCAATATTAACACCGATAACTTCACCATTCCGGAAAGCACCTTCAACGCCAGAGATATAAAGAAGGTTGACATACCCACGACCTACACGGCGGCGGATATACTTTTCTACAAAGGCTTTTGCACCTGACAACGCACCGATAACCTGTTTACCAACATAGTCGATATTGAATTCATTATATGAAATCTCAAGATATTCTGGACGTTGCCAGATACCGTCTGACAGTCTTAATACGTTTTCGCCTGGATACTTGATCTCAGCTGATGTACCATATACAAGTTTGAAGAATAGATCGATCGAACGCTCGGTGCCCTTAGAGCGATAGAGGTCTAATGCATTTTTAACAAGAAGACGCTTGTTAGTAGCGGTATCAAACTGAATATTCTTAAGATACTTTTCTTTGAACTGTACAACAAACGTGTCTACTGTAGTATCAATATCTCTGTATTCACCGAGACGGCGTGTATGATATGCAATACCTGGACCAACTGATTCATAACCAAGCGCGGTCAGTGAGGCAAGATAATCTGCATTGGCAAGATCTGTAGCTGTCAGTTCTAGAACATTATTATTGGCAGCAATGTATGGAGTAACAATATCTCCAGAATAGTTATAGTAAGAACCACCATTCTCAAGCCATTCATAGTACGCCTTGTCGAACGCAACAAGTTGCGGTCCGTCTTCGCGATAGACAGATGGGAATTGGCTCTCGATAAGTGGAGAGATTAGCTTCTCTATATCTTTCATTATTCTCTGATCTGTTCAATAGTGATATCGATATCTGGCTCAATGATATTCAGGATCACGTTCTGCACCGACTCGATGTCTTTGTTTCTGGGTATAGCGAAAATCTTAAGCGATGTTCCGGTAAAGTTTGAGATGTTAAAGCTATTCAGTGAAACCAAACCGGTGTCATAGTTAACTGTACCAATATCTATGACCTTTTTGTGATTGATTCCAGAAGGAGTAACAATTCTTAGAACACCATCGCCACTGTCTTCAAGCACGCAGTTGTTGATGCCACTATATGTAAATGGAGTAGAGGTGATTGCATGAACATCGACAATAGGATGTTCATCTCCAAGGAGTGGTATTTCATTTGTCAGAGCTGATTTAAAATCAACAGTAAGGTTTTGGTTTACATTTAGAGCAGGTGTGATATACTTGATTAATGAAACAGTCGTTTCGTTACTAACGATACTAGCTTCTGCACCGTCGATGTCTTTAACAAGTTTAGAATAGCGAAGCGTTTTAGCAAAACTGTTTAGATTTGTAATAGCATACTGTAGAATAGATCTGGTCACCAGTGTACGGATATCATCTGGGTTTCTGCCGGTAACGTTAATATTGTACTTGATATTGCTCTTGACATTTAGATAGATGTAGTCAGGCGAGATAAAGATTGGATCCATTGATACCGATGAACGCGTACGTAGGAATTTCTTGTATTCCATTTCATTGATCTTAGGCAAACCATCAATATTTTTGAGATCGATAGAGATAAAGATACGGCCATATTGTGGAGGATTAGCATCCTCACCACCATAGGCTACAACAGAATTGATCTCTGGATAGTTAAGCTTTAGAATATTTTCATAATCTTCTGCCGTGATTGCACGTTCCTGCGTAGTGAAAGCACGAGGCGCATTATACTTAATCGATGCTAGTGTTTCCGCAACTTCACCGTCAGATGCAGCAGATGTAGTCGTAACCGAGATATTTGCTTCGTTATCAATACGACTTGCCGTATAGAATTTGTTCGCGCCGTTAGGAAGTTCACCAGAACAGATACGATATTCAATAAGAACAACCGAGTTGTTTAGTGGTTTGCGACCAACAACGCCGTCACCGAATACGATCTCATATTCACCGTTTAGTGCCGGCTGTACAAAGAATACTTTTGATGCAGAATCTAGACCAAACAGTGATGTTGCACGCGTGTACGTGAGAACGTCTGTTCCGTTGTTTTCGATAACACGAACAATAATGCTGCTGACATCGACACGATTGCTGGAAATTTTATAGATCAGATTATTATCGTAGTTGATGATATGTGTATCAGATGAATAATCGCCCTCATAGATCTTCACGCCGTTGGCATAAAAGTATCTGCCATCAACAACCGACGTAACAATATCTTCGGCGGTCACAAAGGTATAGGCAATATCACCTACACGTGAGATGAACTGTGTTCCCTTAGGAATCATGATAGCCGTCTTGCTTGTTCCAGCAACGCCAGTATCGATAGCAATATTGACCTGTGCCACAGCAGACTTGAATGAACGAGGAAGATAGTTTAGTTCTTTGGCATGAGAGATAACAGAGTCACGCAATTGAGCAGAATCCAAGAACATCTCAGACGAGACCATGTTCATGTAGAAAGCATTCATATAGGTATTGTGTGCAAGGAGATCCAACAGAACACTCATGTTACTGTTGTTGTAATCATAATCCTTGAACGCATCCTGAGATGACAGATAGGTCTTAAGCGATTGCTTGTAGGAATCAAAGTCTAGAGATGTCAAGACTACACTTGAATTTGCTGCCATTTTATTATCTTACTCTATATAGTGTTAAGCTGATGGTCACCGGATCCACACTATTTATGATCTCAAAAACGATACCAACTTCGTAACTTTGTGAAGTTTCATTGGGCAATACCACAATATCAAGTACATTCACACGACGTTCATGCGTTTTGATAGTTTCTAGTATTTTAGATTTTAAAAGATCTGCTGTCATAGGCGACATGTTTTCGAACAAAAGATTCTGAATGTCACAACCAATCTTAGGTTGATACAGTCTTTCACCTTTATTAGTCAACAGTAGATTACGAAGCGCTTTTTTAACGGCTTCTTCGTTAGTCGATCGCACAACAATATTGGATTCTGGGTGGCGGTTCAGATTAATCAAAAAGTCACTATAATAGACTGCCTTCTGTGCAGCCTTTTGTGTCTTAGTAATTTTATCGATTCTGGTATAGTCGACCATCTGAAACCTTTTAGTTTTATTTATTCGGGTATTAAGACACCATCAATAATTGCTGCGATAGGAATTAGTTGTTCGGTTGTTTCTAACCACGTATCCAGGATACCTGACTCATCAATCTGTGTTGCCGTATCTGTACTGACCATGCTAGCAGGATCTACGTCACCAAACAATGAGTTTCTAGTATCATTATTTACAGATCCTGCCGGTTCTGCATATAGGTTAGCACCTGTCTTGGTATAGACATGTTGAACCATCTTACCTGATGCCTTATCAGTCTCTAAGAATGATACAATATCACCGGCCGCATCAAAGACGTAGTAGTTGTATAATGTATCATCGTCTTCATATGACGAGATCTTACCACCAGACATAACGGTAACACCTTCCTTCATGGCAGGAACCGCAATAGGATTGTTTGTATCAGTCAAGAATATCATTTCGGTACTAATCCATCTTCAGTGTATTCAATCCGTACACATGACGGTATGAATGCCAACATTAGTTTTGATAGGTTAAAGATAGGCGGAAGGATCAGGTTGACAACATCACAAATAGTAATCTTACCCGTAAGGATACGCACAATCTTCTGTACGATCTTGAAGATCTTACCTACGATAGGAAAGTTCTGCAAGATCCAACCTGGTGCCTTAAGGATAATATCGTTGATAGCCTTGATAAATCCGCCGTGGTAAAACTTACGAATCTTCTCTAGTGCATCTTCAAATGCATCTTCGATCTTATGCAGGGATGATTCTTTAAAGATCACCTTTTTCTTCTTGTATTCTTCTTCTATTGAAATGCCAAGTAGATCACCGAGCGTACCGAACAATGGAATAGGGAAGTTGAGAATCTTATCAATTAGTTCGTCGATAATCTTATTGGCTAGATTCTCCAGTGCACGACCAGACAAAACATCATCGATTGCTTTCTCGATCTTCTTCTTGTATTCATCCATCATGGTGTCAAACGCCTGTTTGACCGTTACTGTAGGATCGATCCATGCAGCCAACAGTTTCTTCAGGATCGGACCGATGATAGGAATCTTGCCAAGAACATTAACGATAGCTTCAGCACAACTGAAGATAAAGTCGTTGAGTGTCTTCTGGATCCATGCTACAATCTTCTGCCAGACCTCCTCGGCTTCATGCTCTGCTGATTTGATTCCAGTCTTTCCATCAAACTTACCATCGATACCAAAGAACTTCTTGATGCGTTCAATATCATAGGCAATACACGCCTTGACCTTTACCTTACCTGCTTTAGTGAATAGATCACCGAGTACAGGTTGATAGTTCTCGACGCCGCCTTTATCATTTGGCAAAGGAACTGGTCCAATGAATGGAATAGGAATTGTCAACGGATTAGGAACACCGAGGATCTTAAGGATCTTTGTTAGAATCTCTACAATCTTCTTTTGAAAAAAGATATCGATCTCTTTGAAGAACTCACGAACCTTGTATTCTAGTTCCTGTTCCTTTGATTTGAGCTTCTTGAAGACATCGGTCATCAAGAATCCTGTAATATCGTCAATCAACTTCTCCATCTTGCGAATGGCTTCAAACAATCCTGGTGCACAATCCTCAGCGACCGCACCTGCCTGGATCTTTAGTTGATTTGGAATCTGCCCAATAGTACGAAAGTAGGCATCGAGCTGTTTGAAGTTGATGTTGCCACTCGCGTCGCAATCTAATTTAGGAGGATTTGGAAGGTAGATTATTCCCATTAAGCATTAAACCCAATTACCGGTGCTTGGATATTCACTACACCTGTCTTGCTGCTTAGGTTCACATCACCATCACCCTGGATGTTCACTACCCCACCATTGCTGTAGATTGTAATGTTACCCTCTGCGTAGATAACTTTGCGTTCCTCGGTGATATCCAGATGATTCTTGACAGTACGTGTCTGAATACTACCATCGGGTCTCATCTCGATGTAGGATCCGGATCTATGATGGATGTTAATACGTTCGGCCTTGGGTGTATCATCAATCTCGATTACGTGTCCTGCTTTGGTCGTAATAGTTTTGTTATGTGGATACTCGGCGGCATATGATGATGCAACTTCAGGCCCAAGCTTTACACTTGTGTCTCTCCAGTCACCACGGGCGTACGGCGAGATGGAACTCTCGGAAAGGTTTTCTTTATCAAACGTTCCTAGCGTTCCCAAAATAACGGGATATTTTTTGTTCTTTGGATCCATGTAGAAGCAAAGAACATAACTGCCCTTTTCCAATCCAGTAGGAGAGGTTCCAAGGCCGATAATGTTTGCACCGGTTGGAGGCATAAGAACCTGGGCCCAGAACACATCTTTGGGATCTTGATCTGGTTGAAATTTTTGTTCTTCGATGTTTCTTACTGCGACGCGCCCACTTTTATCTGGGTCATCGACACTGTCAACAATGCCAAGAAACCAATGGAAATGATGATGATAATCTGACACTTATATTTCCTTAGTTAACAACTGCCGCTCTTATAGGATCTGTTTGCGAATTCATGCTATCTTTAACAATCTCTAATGCCTGATAGTACTGTGGGGTTTCACCAAACGTCAGACAATGTCTTACCTTGGTCACCAGGAAGTTACCTGAAATACTGGTAGCTTCTTCTACTTGATCGGTCGTACCGACCGGATCATTGATGTGAACCGTAATAACATCACCCGCTGTAATTTCTGTATCGCCATAGATAGTTATATGGTTGATGACACTAAGAAATCCTGACATGTAACATGCCAATGCAGCCTTCTTATCAATCAGATCATTCTCTTCATCTTTAGAATCAAAATAATACTGTTTGATATTGGGCGGCTGTTTCTTGTTCTCTTCAAGCGCCTTAGGTGATAATGTCTCAGGACCCTTATTTAACTTTTCAAAATCAAAATCATCTAAAGAAACTGTTCTTTCTACGGTGTTATTCAGGTTTTGAATATCCTGGAATCTGACTGTTATCTTAGCACCGCCGGTTGCAGCCAGTGCTGCCTGGTTGCCGAGCTGAACAATCTTATATGCTAAGATGTTTCTCCATAGAGAACCGCCGGTAGTATCAATACCGCCGCCCGGAACGTTGAAGAATACCTTATCG